GCGGACGTCGACACCATGGAAGTAATCAGCTCCACATGATTCTCGGAAAAAGGAGTCGCAGAAGGTCTTATCGCGATTCAGTATAAAACCTAAATCAGGAAAGATTTCTTCCACATACTTATGTATCTGTCGGGGATAGATTAGATCGTCCCCATAAACACTATAAGTTCCTTTAACATTGAGGAGATTCCCAATTGCTTTGATAATAGAATAAAATACCAAAGTCTCCAATGGAAACGTTAAACCGTTCCCCATTGGCAAAACAGACATTGTATACGCAGCGCTGCCGTCAGGTTTTAACACCTGGTTAGTTAACACTGTTTTTACTTCGTTCCACCACTTACGTGGTAAGAGATACATTAGCAGCTGCCTCGTTATTGAATCTGAGGCCGCCGATAGGTCAGCCGTAACATGCGTTCGAGAGCGTGAATACTTCTTCACAAGCTTCCTATGCCACTGTTGCAACTTCCTTATATTCAGCTTATTTGCTGCCAATCTCTTTTCAATTACCCAGCCGATTCCGAATGACTTGAACAAAGCCAATAAGGTAAGCGGGGTGATCATACGGAGTATATTCCATTTCTTTGGGACAGTTTTCAGGTGTAGGAATTCAATACACAACTCAGGAGTAATGCCTTCCATAGTAATACTGGAGGCTATACGGTTCAAGAACCGTGTGAGTATAGGGTCAAACTTCTGGACCTTGTCTCGAAACCAAGTTGTGATCTTTGACGAGCTCGTACATGCCTTCTTTGTCGACAGTTTATAGTCGATATGTGCAAGGTGCAGCGGGCATCCAATGTTGCTCTTCTTTCCAAATCGCGCATGTAGAATAACATCATCTTCGGGATATTCTCCGAGGACATTCTTCACGATCTTCCGTGCTTCCTTCAACACCAGTTTTGTTGTATATTTCTGGTAGAGCGGTTGGGCAAGTCTTTCTTGGGTATCGAAATACCCTTGTAGTGTCCGTTCCTCTAGCTCTTGTTGAGAGTAGACATCGCGTTCGAACTGGTACTTTGACAATAAAGCAGATAATTGGGCTTCCCTCTTGAAGATCCAGGGGGCCGCACCAAACGCCGACGGAGTCGGTTCATCTCTAAATTGTTTAAGATCCGTATGGAGCAGTAATTCGCTACCACTTCGAAAATTCATACCAGTTTCACGGAAATCCCTAATTAAGTGAGTGTATAGCAGTTTCGCCAATACATCGGTGTCATACTTCCTCATTTAGAACTACCTCATGTTTGATGGTTATTCTTATCAGACGTGTCGGTTAAAACTCGTCTGACTCCCCCTTGTGCATTTGCTTAAAAGAGTCTAACACTTCTTCATCGGCTTTAAGCTGACGATAGGTCAAAACTCCGAGAGCTATTGCTTTCAAGATACCCTTTATAAGGGCTGGGGCATTCAGAGCTACAAATTTTAAAGGAGTCATCGTATATCCTCGTTATAGAGGTTTAACTTAGATTTCCAGTTTTGAAGAAGGGCAGGAGATCCGCTGAACGCGGTACCTGCGCCGAGATGAACAACATATCGTCCACCTCTGCTTCGGTTTGCTCTGGATGTGGCTCAATCTCGTAACGGATTAACGGATAAACCGTCTTTCCGGACGCTAGAACTTTAGGGAAAATCAAAGTTACTTTGCGCCGAGACTTGCTAAAGTCACCATCTGGTTGTAAGGCAGCCTTCTTGTTTACCATGGTCATATTACGACGGATTCTAACATCGAATTCCGCAGCATCTTGAACATGAACACCGTTTTTAACTTCCTCACCATCGGGGGTGAAAACGACATTAGTACCGCCAGTGACAGCAATAGCTGTTGCACCTTGTTTCAGAGTTGTATTTAGTACACTCATAATTTCATCCTTATCTTATGTTTTGTAGGGCTGAATTAACAGGTCCCCAAATTAGTGCTAGCGCATCGATTGTCTGATGTAAACTCAAACTGTTTCCGACACGTAGCTGTGGAAGGAGCGGTGTGGGTTCATCGCAAAGTCGTTCGTATGCCTCGTACTGAAACATAGACGGACCAACATTCTCAACCACCGGCTTTTCAAACCCTACTTGGGAATAAAAAGTCTTCGGATAAGCGGTGCCAATCCCGACCTCTTTGACTGAAACGGTGTTACCTAATATGCTTATACTAGGCATAACTCGAAATGATCCGAGCCACGGTTTCACTTGTAACCCCCAACCCACAACAAACGACAGACGAGCCAAGTCCCAAAGAACTTCTGGAACATACTCGAAGGATAGACCCAATAGCTGCAGGGTCGTTCTCTCTGTCTTACACTTGTAATAAACCACAGCTCTTGTTTTGCAGGAGCCCTGATTCGTTACGCGGTATGTGCAGTCACAACCTGTCAATGGAAACGTATTGTCATAGACGTTATCGTATTCCTGTGAACTTACGGCTGTTGAGCGACGTATTTTCTTAGCGTCAAACTCTAACTGCTTCTTCTTTAACTGTTCACCGATGTCGTAGATAGAACGGTACAATGGCATGACTGCCATATCCCACTCTAGTACTGTATCGGCCGTGCGTTTGACTAAGTCCGACCCACGTTTGAACATGTGTTTTGGAGTGTTGAGAATTTTCCTAGTCTTACTAAACAAAGTAAGATTGGTCAAAGCCAACTTTTTCGCACTCGTAAACGGATTGCGAAGGAACTCAAGAGTTTCCTTCAATTCACCGAGCTCGACGCCCAGTGATAAATCCGAGTTTCCCACACCAGCAAGCGCTCTTTGCAGAGTCATTGCCTTCTGATCAATATAATTATTGGTCAAGTGTGTAGAATAAGCCGACAACGGATACCTCATGGCGAAACATTCGCTTTCATGCTTGTAATTCTTCTGGATGCTGTTAGGCACCACAGTAGCCATACAAGTTACGGTTTCCATCACGTTGCTTGCAGCCTTTAGGCTGCCTTTTCCGACCCTCATTGGTGTAATTTTGTACTCACCAGGTACCCATGCTGGCCCTTTCACTCTAGTTGCTTCTTCTCCGTAATAACACTTACCATACTCTGGGACATCCCAGTAGGAAGGTACCCCGAAGGGGTTTCCTAAGTAAGTTCGGAAAGTAGTGCGCTTATAAGCGACAGGATCAGTGTAGTACAAGGGGATCATGAAAAGCCTCCGTAAGAAGTTGTTG